TCTGCCTTTCCTGAGTGTTAAAAACGTTTTGATTTGTGGGCTTAACGAAAATTAGCGTAGATACATTTTGGAAACGCTTCTACGTTGATTTGATGATTGCAACCAAGTGCCAGGCATTACCGATCTACGGAAAGCAAGCTGAGTTCCGGCAGTCGGACTCGAAGCTTCGCGCGTTCATCGCTGGGCGCGGGACCGGGAAAACGTATATCGGTGCATCTACGGTTGGGCTGGATGCTCATGCTGATGAATCGTGGGTCTGCGTCGCGCCTGACTATGGCGTTGCGATCGAGACGTCATTTCCTACGTTCATCGACTTCACTAAGAAAACCGGGCAATACATCAGCGACGTTCGATCGCCATTTCCTCGGGTTGTCTTCCGAACGATGGACGGTGGAAAAGCTTCGCTTGTCTTTCGATCAGGCGAGAAACCCGAGAAGCTTCGCGGTGGTAACTACGCTGGAGCGTGGCTGGACGAAGCCACTGTAATGCGGAAAGACGTTTACGATCTGATACGGCCGACACTTCGTTGGCGCGGGAAAATGGGTCCGATCTTGATCACCGCCACACCCAAGGGAACGCGGCATTGGACGTTTGAGCGGGTTTACCTGCCAGTGGAGTCAATCCTTGGCGGCGATGGCGCTAGCCTTGGCGAAGGAATGAGCGAAGAGGCTCGGAGGGCCTTGATCGAAAAGGCCGAGTCTGGGCAGGTGGAACATATCAACGGGCGGGCTTATGTTCGTCGGCCGGGTACGCATTTGGTCCGCGCAAGTACCAAGGATAATCCGTTTTTACCTCCGGATTTCTACGAAACGATTCGCAGCGATTACGGCACGATGCTGGCGGCTCAAGAGTTGGAAGGCGAATTCGTTGAGATATCGGGGCTCCTGTTTCGGCGTGAATGGTTTCATTTGGTCGATTCGGTGCCAAGGGAAGCTTTGCGGGTTCGCTACTGGGATAACGCAGCTAGCCCGGATAGCGGTTGCTATTCGGCGGGCGTCCTGATGGCTCGGGATCTCGATGGGCGGCTTTATGTCGAAAGCGTGGTTCGCGGGCGATGGGGCGCGCTCGAGAGAAACAAGATTATCGATCAAGTAACTGCCAGTGATGGCCGCAAGTACGGCGGGCATGTCATTACTTATTTCGAGCAAGAAGGTGGCTCGGCCGGTAAGGAAGTCGCGGCGCAGATGGTTCAGCGTCTGCCAGGCTATAGCGTCTTTCGTGATATTGTGTCCGGTCGACGTTTTCGCATTGTCGACGGTGAAAGCCTACCTGGTGAAGCGAAGGTCGTTCGCGCGATGCCGTTTGCTGCCCAAGCAGAAGCTGGAATGGTTCACGTTCTACGGGCTCCGTGGACTGAGGATTATATTTCCGAGTTGACCGCATTTCCTGAATGGAAATACTGCGATCAGGTGGACGCCAGCTCTGGAGCGTTCAATAAGCTTGCTAGCACTGTCACGATTGACCCTGGGCCTATTGGTCGGATCAGTCTTCAATCAGCGCACACCGGGGATCGCTTTGGCGCTCTTGCGGCTCTTTCCAGTTCACTTCACAAACCTAACAAATGGGAGAACTTACCTTGGAATCAAAATTCCGATTACGCGGAACACTATTGAGAGTCACCGACGTCAACAATTTGGTTGGCTATGGTTTCATTGTCGAACATGGCGGTCTTGACCATATTTGCGTCTGCTGGCCAGATCGATTGCCAGAGCGGTACACAGAGGACTCGGCGATTCGTCATGGATTCGTCATCGAAGAGGTGTTTAGCGTATCGCTCGACAGCGGGACAGTTAAAGGCTTGCGTCAAACCGAGTTCACCATGGGAGAGGACGAAAACGACGAAAACGACGAATCTCAAAATGAAGATTCGGCGGTTAGTGATCAAAATGTCAATGTTTTACTGGATCAAGCCAGCCAGCCTAACGACGAATTAAATTCGTCGTTAGATGAATCTAATTCGTCGTTAGAAGCAGCGGAAACCAGCCTGGCATCCACCAAGATACCTGGTGCCAAATTGCTCATTCGAGCTGGATTGAACACGATCGAGGACGTCAAGAAATACATCGCCGAGAACGGATCGCTAGTTCCGATCAAGGGAATTGGCGACACGCTGAATGCTGAGATCCTGGACTTCCTAGCTTCGATCACCACCGCCGATTAGTTGAATGTTCATAGTCTGGATCATTATTACCAGCCTGATTCTTACGATGCCGGTCTTGCTCGTCTTGCGAGTTTACTGGCCGAGAGTCGTTAGCAGCAGGCTGCCAAAGCCAATAATACGAAAAGATCAAAAACCATCTACGTATGGTTAAGTTGGAGACATTTTGAAATCAGAACACTGGGAGCCGGTTGGCTGAATGGAGTCGGCTAATCGGTAGTTTTGAAGAAATATGCTGCTTATGGGATTAGGTGGGCCAATGGGCAGGCGATTGAGTGATGAAGACCGGCAGTGGTTACATGATCACCCGGATTTTCATTTGTTGGGAACAACGCACCTGGGGCGTCGTCGCAATACAAACAGCGATCGCAGTAATACGCGGGCATTAAACGAAAACGATCAGCATGTGTATGAGATGCACCGCACGTTTTCGCAACGTCTGGCCGAGGCAGAGGCATACGAATCAATCATAGAAGACTAAGTCAGGCGAACGAGAGCATTACCCTTGGCGGTGAAGTATGCAATCCAGGAGGGTTAAGATTCTAGGCAAGTATTGGCGAATGGTATTTCAGTCGCTTGGCCGCCATCGACACGAAGGCGAAAAAGTGCATGGCCTATGTGATCCGGTTGTTGTTCCCAAGAAAACCATACTGATCGATTCTAGGCTATCTGGACAGTTACGACTGGAATCAATCATCCACGAGATTATCCACGCAGGCGATCAATGCGCTGTTGGGTTTGTTCATTCCGAAGACTACGTTACGCATCTTGCGCATGACATAGCGCGTATCTTGACGCAATTAGGTTATTGTGAATCCCCGCAAAATGAGGTGAATAGTTGAACAGGAAGAAAGCAACAGCATCTAGCCTACGGCAAAGACTGATTGAATCAGCGCCGAAGGATCAAAAGAATCGCGGCTGGTGGGTCGCGATTGCAAGCGAAGACCTGAGCGAAATGAGAGAAATCTGGAAGGAACGCGGAATCGCCGGGAGCGAAATCAATCGTCTTTATCCTTCCGTTACTTCGCTGGCGAAATTTTTCATTAAAGAATTTTCGCTCAACGTATTGCCTCGATGCGTTGTCGATCACATGAAGGCGCTCTGCGATGAATAGGACAGCAAAATCGGCGATAGCTTCTGCCAAGGAAAGATCCGAGATTGCAACGCTTCGCGAGCTAGTTCGCAAGCAGGCCGACCAAATTGATCGAATGCGATCGGCGAAATTCAAGCTATCCATTGGTAAGCGGAAGACAACTAAAGGCGGAAGCCATTGCCGTCTGGTTATTCCAGACACGCATGGTAGCGGCTGCGATCCTGCGGCAATATCCGCGATGCTGGCTGATACCGAAATCATCAAACCGGCTGAAGTTATTTGGATCGGCGATCATTTGGAGTGCGGCGGGTTCCTGGCTCAGCATCACACGCTAGGCTACGTTGCCCAAACCGAATACACGTTTGAAAATGACGTGTCGGCGACGAATCAGCTTTTAGATGCTGTTATGAGCCGATGTAATGCTGACCATATTTACATCGAAGGCAATCACGAGCGACGAATAGAATCTTGGATCGTCACGCAGGTATTAAAATCGCAGGCTGACGGCGAATTTTTGCGAAAAATGTTTTCGGCTGACTCGGTGTTAGGCATTGAGAAGCGGGGAATGCGCTGGATCAGACAGGGCGTTTTCTACGACGATCTGCCGATACCAGGGACGATTAAATCGGGAAATTGCTATTTCACGCACGGAAGCTACACGAGTTCGCACGCTGCTAGTGCGCACGTTAGAAAATTTGGCGGAAATGTGGTCCATGGGCATACCCATAGGGCTGATAGTTACCTGATTAGAACAGTCCGAGACGGCGCAATTGGCGGCTGGTGCCCAGGTTGTCTATGCAAGCTCCAACCTCTTTGGCAGCACACTTCGCCGACTGACTGGACCCATGGCTACGGGCTTCAGCTTGTTCGATCTAACGGAGATTTTTTGCATATCAACGTGCCTATTATCGACGGACAATCGCTACTTGAACCATTTGTGGAGGCTCTTAGGTGAAAACTGTTTACATTGCTGGACCAATGCGCGGGATCAAGAGATTCAATTTCCCTGCGTTCGACCAGGCAGAATCTTTCTTGAAAGACAGGGGGTTCAATGTAATCTCTCCGGCTAACCTAGATCGGGAAGCTGGGTTTGATCCTATCTTACTCCCAGACGACTACGACTGGATGGATCTGGACATAATCGGCTTTTCGCTCAATGAAGCGATCGATCGCGATGTTGCGGCGCTGAAGAAATGCGATGCCATTTACATGCTGAATGGCTGGGAGAACTCCAGGGGCGCGAAAGCCGAGAAAGCCTTGGCGGAATGGCTCGGGCTCCAGGTTGAATACCAATACTCCGAACCGGAAGACGTGCTAGAAGAGGCTTTGAGAATTACTAAGGGCGATCGAAATGCCTCGTATGGGCCGCCTGATCAGGATTTCCAGCGAACGGCTGCGATGTGGTCGGCGATTAAGGGAGTCGAGTTTGAAGCTAGGGAAGTCGCTATGTTCATGATTGCGTTGAAACTCAGCCGCGAAACGCATCAACGAAAACGCGATAACTGGACTGATATTGCCGGCTACGCTCGTTGTGGCAGTTTGTGTAAGTGATTGGAGGCAATGTAATGCAATTTCCTAGAGATTTGTCAGTTGGCAAGATCCATTTTGTCTGCGAGAGTTTCAGCGATTTTAGCTACCCACCGGGCTGGTATCGACTCTACCTGGGTGTGTTCAAGTTGAATTCATTTCCGCCAGATGGTGAAATGCTGACTCGGAATCATTTCACTGGATTTTTGTTGAAAATTCGAATCTTCCTGCCAATCAGGATCGAACGGCTCTAATGAAACTTTTTGACCTGGCAAGAAAAGCGGTGCGGCGTGTTCTCGAGCGCCGGTCATTGCGAAAGCCAATCACGGCGACTATTGAGCCGCCAGTGGTCGAGCCGCCAGTCTTGCCGGACGGCCGTCGTGTCCCCTTAGAACCTCCGGTCTTGCCGTCAGGGCAAAGGGCTGGCGCTGGACCGCAACCACCCCCATTTGCTCCACCACCCACCAGGGAACCGCCGCAAGGCCAGCCGGTCGACCGACGACATGCTCCCCAGACTCCCAGGATCACGCCGAGAGAACAGCGAGATATCCAGCAAGTCCAGGAAGTCTACGACGAAATAACTCTGATCGGTCGCGATGCGAGCTACGACGATGCGGGCGCTGTCGATCGGCTGATGGATAGAATGCGGCAAGTCAGCTCGTCGAATGTTTGGGGCTATTACTTCGAAACTGAAGGGAGCCCAAACACTGGCTTACTGTACGTTACATTTTTAGCGGAAGCTACTTCTGGCGGTAATCGTCCCCAGTCGCCAGGTTCGACCTACGTTTATTTTGACGTTCCAACAACGAAATATCATGAATTCGCACGGGCTAGCGATGCGAGCGCTGGTAAAGCGGTTTGGGATTATCTCAGGGTTCGCGGTACGGTTTGGCAGCACCAGCACCGCTATAAATTCCTTCAGAATCAGGGGGAATATGTTCCGCGTAAAGCTACGCAAACCGGGTTTCGGTCTCGGCATCAGGTAAACGCTTTTGCGTCAAAGATACCAAACGAAACATGGTCGGCGCTTAGTCGACTCGAAAAGTCTCAGAATCCAGCGGTATCCGATTACGGCAGGCAAATGCGGCGGGATCTACTATCGAAGGCAGGGCATAGGCGATCTACGCTGGCACCGCGAAGCTTTCTGCCTAATCGCGCTGGACCTAATCGCGGTAGACCAAACACAGGGAGGCCGTAATGGATATGGAAGTCATTCACCACGTTAGCGGCAAAAGAATCCAGACGCTGGCGATCCAGTCTAATAGTTTTATCGAAGAGCGGTTTCTGACGGCGCTTTTCAATTCGATTCGCTCTGGCGGTCGCGTCGAGATCTATCAGGGAAGAAAGATAGCCGAAGACGGCGAACCGGAAGAAATGCTTGGCGATTTGCTCGAAGAGGAAGCCCATGTCGTCCAATTTCGGCAATATCCTGCCGCAGACGAATAGTCTTTGAAGTTTTTTTTGCTTTCGGTTATGGTCGGCTTGAACCGTTCTCTTTCTCTAGGGGCCACCAGTGACCGATAATTCTCAGATTCCAGCGCGAATCTTCGACGTGAAGGCTTATGACCCAGCAAGGGCATTTCCTGGGGCACCGCCGTTTTTCGGCCAAGATATCGTTCCGCACACCTATACTTCGCTAGGTCGCACTGGGATAACGTCCCAGTCTTATCTGACGCTCGACGAAGCCACGCTAAATTCGATGGCTAATGCCGAACGAATGCGCAAGGACTGCGGCATCATGGAATCGCTTGAAGGCCGCCAGCGGTCTGTCGCTCTCCTGAACTGGCATATCGAGCCCGAAAATTCGCAGTCTTACGATCAAAAGATCCTGGCCGAAGAACTAACGAAAATCCTGAAGAGAACCAGCCGATTTACCGAAATGCGGCGATTTTTACAGGAAAACGTCTGGTACGGAAAGTACGCGGCGGCGATCAACTACGGCACAGACTGGATCGACGGCAAGAAGCGGATCTTCGCTCGGCGCGTCGAGCCAAGACATGGCGACAAGCTCGTTTTTCGGTATGACGATGGAACGCACACCTACCAGGCCGGTCAGGTCGGAATCCGCGTTGGTGCCCATTACAGAACCGAAAGCCGCCTGCGACACGACGAGCAGCGAGAGCATATTCAATACACCGATCACGGGATGGTCTACTGGCTTGACCCGCAAGAGCGAAAAACGATTGTGGTGCATAAGCACATGATCGAAGACGCTCCGTTTCACGAGCCGCGAATGATGGGTCGAATCCACGGGGTAGGCGTCCGCGATCGCATCTACTGGACATGGTACGCCATGACGGAATGTCTCCAGCGGGTATTGGAATACCTCGACCGGTCGGCGATGGGTGTTGAGATCTGGCGATTTCCGGCAGGTAATCAGCTTGCCGAAGCTCGGGTTCGCAAGGCCGCCCAGGAATACATCTCTGGCGGTCGATCTGTCGTTCTCTGCCCAGTCTACGCGGGCGAGCAAGCCGACATGTTTGGCGTCGAGCATATCGAACCAGGCATGGCTGGCGTCGATTCGATGCTAACCGTAATCAAAGAATTCTTCGGCCACAAGATCAAGCGATACATCCTCGGGCAGACTCTAACCAGCGAAGCCGATGCGACTGGATTGGGATCTGGCGTTGCCGATGCTCACATGGCGACGTTTGCCGATATCGTCACCTACGACGCGATCAATCAAGAGGAGACGCTTACAGAGGACTTTTTAAGGCCGATTCAGCTTTGGAATTTTCCTCGCTCGGCAATGTACTATCTTCGCTTCAAAATCGACACGGAAAGCGAAGACGCCCAAAAGAAAATGCAGGGTCTGAAGCAAGCTTGGGATATGGGGATGCGAATCAAGGCATCGGACGTTGCTGACGTTATCGGCATTTCTATGGCCAACGATGAAGAGCAGCAGCTTTTCAATCCGCAGGTGGCCTTGGCGATCGATCAGGCTAAGAAAGAAAAGAGTCTGAAGGATCAGATTTTAGAGAATTATTACAAAGAAACCGGCGTTACAAGCCAAGGGGCATAGTTGATGAATATAGCAGAATTGATCGCTGGCTACGGCGTTTTAGATCGCTACATGGCTCGGCGTGCGCAAAAGAGCAAGTCGCCTGAGTTATTTGGGGATGACGGTAATGCCAAGTGGATCACGATTGGCGGCGAGCCCGGCGCGGACGGCAAGAAACATGGCGGTCATCCGGTCAAAATTTCTGGCGATGGAAAAATGCTGACCGGTAGGTTTGCTGGGAAGACATTGGATGAAGCGTTTGGAAGTCGCGGCAATCCGGATGTGAGTCGGCCGAAACCTGGAGCCAATCAAAAGCCAGAAGCAAAAACAGTGGTTGCTCGGCCCATCAACGATCTTTTGGCTGAAATCCGCAAAAAGGGCATGGAATTAGAAAGCAAGCGAG